TTTGCCAGCGATCCGCGAGTAACATCCGTTGCCAGTGCCTCCGCAACCTCGACGCCAATAGTGTCAATGGTATCCTCTACGCCGGATGTCGCTTTGACATATGCCTCAACAGTAAATTCGCATTCGTGTAATACCGTGCGCGGCACAGTCATCGTGCTGTATTCGCTCGCCTCGGCACGAGAGTAAATGCAGAGCGCCGGTAGTTTTGTCTCGGCCAGCGGGAAAAATCGCGTCTGAAATACGTTCGACCCAGTCGTCGCCAATCCTGTCAGCGTCGTCGTGATATTGTCCCGGATCGATTTGCGAACGTGCGCCATTAGACTTCCTCAAGCACCAGATTGGTGATGCCGGTGCCGTCATCCTCAACGACCTTGATCGTGTAATTGGTCGAGTTTACCGTCAGCGCATCACCTTCAGCGGCAGATGAAACGTCGGCTGTACGGCATAAAAATCGCGGCTGCTCTATTGCGACCGCGACCGAGCCACCGGCATCAGCGGCAAAGTATTCGTGATCGAATATACCATTGACCGTCACCGCACTGCCGCCGCTTGGCGTATATGTCGCCGCAACGCCGAAATCATCGACGCTGAAAAATATCGCACGATCATCTGCGGTTTCTACAGCCATTATTCAGCCTCTGGAATTTCCAGATCGTCGGAAGCAACAGCGCGATCCGACAGTTTGATTTTTTTTCGACCGCGCTTGACCTCTTTGGCAACTCCGCGATCAATCAATTTTTGCGCCAGCGTGTCTTCAATGTCGCGTTCCTCGCCGGTAAAGATATTACCGCCAGTGCCGATGAACGTCTTTTCGAGAAACTTGATTTTCATTTTATGTCCTAAAAAGAGAGACGGGAGAGGCAGAAAATCCACCCCTCCCAATACTCAATTACGCGACGGATACTTCGTCGGTCTTCGCGAACGATACCGCATTGCGGAGCGCGATATCAACATCCTGATGGATGATGATGCGAACCGTACCAGCGAGACCGCCCGTTGTTTCGTCAATCAGGATCGACGGTGCGCCGAACAGGCCAACGATAAGCTGCGAGAAATCGCCGAAGATGAGAGCCGAAGCATCGGACCCTCCGTCACCCGGATCGAGATCAGACGGCACGTTGCTGGTAAATTCAGCCGGGTAGCCGTAGATGCTATTCCACGGGTCGTTCATCAGCATAACGCTATCGGTCGAGGCAACGCGAGACGTATTCGCCATTTTCGCTTTGACCTTCGGATTCGACAGCCAGCCGAGCGTTGCCTGATTGATGACACCGTTCGCATCCTCGACCGTTTTCACGATGTTGGTGATGTCTGCCCAAGTCAGCGCATCAACGTCAGTGCCAGCCGAGATATCGACATTGCCAACGCTGCCATCATTCAGGATGCCTGTAGGCTGCCCAGATGATCCGCTGCCCTGAATGGCATAGAATTCGATCTTGTCAGCGACCGAGCGCAGGAGATCATCCTGAACAACCTGATCGATGGCAGGGACCGATTCCTTCATCAGCAGACGGCTGATGTCGGCATATGCGCCGAGCGTGCGGGGCTGGAGCGTGACAGCCGCGTCCGTCGGGGACTGATCAGCGACGTTGCCGAGTTCTTCAACAAAGCCAGCAGCGGCACCCGTTGCAATCTTCGGCATCTTGATGCGATTGGTAAGACCACCCATGTAGGTGACGCCAAGCGCAGACATGACCTGCTTCGCACGCAGAGCCTCGATGAACATATCACCGCGATGGATTTCAGGCACGAAATTGTCCGTGACGTTCTCGGAGCCAGAAGCGCCCGTTGCAGCCGTAGACATGGGACCAGCGCGGAAAGCAAAATCAGGCACATAGAAACCTTCAGCCTGTTTTCCGGTGCGCTGTGCAATCTCGTCGTGCATTTCACGCTCAAGACCAGCATCGCGCCAATCGCCAGTGACCTGCGCCCGGATCATTTTGCCGAGCGAATAGGACCGCTGCTCTTTTACCGGGGCATCATCAACGTGAGCCGGAGTTTCGAGCGGCTCGTTGCCGATCACTTCGAGCAGTTCACCACGAAATTCGTCGATGGAAACGCCGCGTCCGATGGCTTCTTCACCAAGGTCAGCTTTGTTATGTTTGCGAGCCAGAACCATGATGTCCTTGGCATTGCGTTGCACGGTCTTGGCAGCATCAGCAGCAGCCTCGGCCCGTACCTCTTCGAGATTAATGTCCGACATATCAGATTCTCCTTCTGTCTGGACGGTTACAAGGGTTTCGGGATTCGACCGCCCGACGCCGACAAGATTGGACTGATCCGCCGGAATTGAAACGATAGAAATCTCCATTGGTGTGGTACGAACCCGATAGTAGTCTTCGGGATCGTCATCTTGCTCAACGCGGCTATCGATACGATAACCAACGCTGATATTTTGGCGGATACCATCCACCACATCAGTGAAAACCTCCGAAGCCATCGCGCCTTTTCCAAAGCGAACGATTGCACGCAGACGACGTGCATCTTCATCTAGTTCCACAGATTCCACGACGCCTATCTGCCGCTCCATGTCGTGATCGAGCAGGAGCGGAGCGCGTCCACTATTCAAAAATTCAAGATTCATGTTATCAGAGCGATGATCCATGACTTCCATTCCAAAGTCACGTTTCACGGGCTGTTCAGAAGAAACGCCGACGCGAACCGTGCGTGTTTCTTCATCAATTACCTTGTCGCCGTTCATATCGAATGCACGCATTTGCATCTCGGCGCGGTCGAAACGCTCTTCTGCGACGACTTCTTCCGCCATTTCTTCGTGATGCTTTTCAAATTTAATGGTCACGCTTTCATCGTCCTCGACGACTTCGACAACGTGCCGCTGTTCCATGTCTTCCATATCGGCCTCTCTTTCGCCGGTTGCTTCCTCAAACTCAATCGGCTCGAAGTCATTTTCTGCGAGCCATTCACGCGCTTCGGCAGCGGTAAAGCGATCAGCATCGAAACGGATCGCCTGTATCTCGCTTTCGCCGTCGATTATACCATAAATAAAATCGATTCCCTCACCGCCGGCATTGGCATCGCGTGCGAACTCATCATACTTCGCTGGGTCAGTAATGCGTGCCGCGTGTTCGCTGGGATAAGGTCGCTTCTCGGCATCATGCCATGTGCGCTCTTCGTCGATCCTATCAAGCGAAGCAACCTTGCCACGCGCCCATGATTGTCCGGGATCGCCGCCCCATGCAGCCCATGCCACCCGCCCCGGCGATGGATAGCCGTCCTCACCGGGCGAAAATCCTTCAGCTTGCTTATCGACTTCATGTCGAGAAAAGAAAGAGTGCATCCGGCGCACAGTTTCGGGCGATAGTTCCTGTCGATTGACTAGCTGCGTTGCACGCGCAACAGCGACATCCGTGCCGCCTTTATGCCCTTCGGCTCGCCAATCCTTAAAACGCTGCCCTTCTTCGGCCATCGCTTCGGTCGGCGTCAGGTCGATCTCTTCGCCCTTATACGTCGCCATCGTCGCCTCCGGTGACATCTGCCTCTGCGGGTGTCTTCATGCCGAACGGCTCGAATGCCATTTTAAGCCCGAACTGTTCTGCCAGTTCTTTGTCGCGGCTGATCTGGTTGAATGTCTCTTCGGCATCGCGCCCATAATGCGCTGCGACATCCTGCATCGACAAGATGCCGTTGTTCAGCCCGACGACTGCCGCGTTCATTTCTTTCAGCGGATCGACCCAGTTCCAGCCACGGCCACGGAAATGCGTATTGTCGATGAATTTCTCAAATTTAGTCGCCGGGATCGGGATCGCGCCGAAATCCATCGCGCTGGAAAGCCATTCACGGAAAACAGGCTCGACGAAATGCTGAATCATAAACATCTGTAAGCTGCGGTATCCATCGCGCTCATCCAGCGCACCCTGCCGAATCGACGAATAGTTCACGCTGCTAAGATCGCTCGACAGCGCGGCATAAGACACGTTTAACCCAGATGCCACACCGCGCAGCATTGCCGATTCGAATTCACCGAATCCGGTCGTCGGATGCTTCGGATCGAACATCTCCATGCCATATCCAGCAGGTAACTGGTGAAAGCTGCCCGGTTCGACATCGATCACAGGCATATATTCGTCATGCACATCGTCGCCGATGTACTCCTGCCCGCTAGGCGATGTCAGGATGCCCATCTTCGACGCAGCAATACGTGCAGCGATAACCTCTGCTTCGCGGTAGGCTTGCAAATGCTTCATGGCCGACATTGCCGATGCCATGAACGGCTCGCCTCGCGCCTGATGAGTGCGGATCGGCATATAGATGTGCATCATCTCGTCGGCAGGGACGCGAACGTGCTTCTGCGACTGTGCGCTGTAATAGTATCTATCGCCGGGATGAACCGTCAGCACATGATACGCGACCGGACGATGCGCCTTGTCCATTTCGATGCCCATGCGGATTTGATTGCCATTTGGCAGCGTTTCGTTCTTTTTCTCGTCGATCAGATCGGCTTCAAGAAATTGAATGCCGAAGCCGTTATGGTATTTGTTGCCGCGCAGCTTTTTGACGAAAACTTCTCCGTCGCGGGCCATGCTTTCCATAACAAATTTCTGGCAATCGAGCCATGACATACGACCGTCGGCAGTAGGATTTCCGAGTCGGCCCCATTGCTTGAAAGCATTTTCGATGATCGTATTGCCAGCCGCATCCAGCGTGCCGTCAGAGTTCCGCGCTTTAAGCTGTAGCTGGAATCCCTGCTCGCCGACAACATTGGTCTTCAACAGGTTCATATATCGCTTGGCGAATTCGTTATCGCGCACCATTTCACGCGATCTATTCCGCAACACTTCCAGATTGAAGCGCATTTCGGTATCAGCAGAATTCGATGACGATATGAAATCAGAGAACAGACGCCCGCCTCGTGCACCGGCATAAGACCGGCGACGTGGCTTCTGCACCGTGTCATCTTCTTTGCTGCGCCGAACGAAATCAAAAATGCCCATTTCAGAACCTCACAACCATAGTCGCGCCGGTCGGCAATCCTCGGCGCACGCGCTCCTTGCGCTGGTGCATCAGGAACTCGCGCTTGTAATAATCGCGCCATTCGACCAATTCGGTCGGGGCCATTTTAGAAAGCGAGCGCCCGTTGATAGAGTAAGACAGAACATCTGCATCGGCGCGGCCTTGTAGCACCGTCTCGATTTTATCTATCATGATCTCTGCGTGCGTGCGCGGATCGGATTGATTGACATCGAGATCGACAATGGCTGTGAATTCGCCGCGATCAACTACGATGCGATTGCTGTCGCTGTTTCTGACAATCTCAAGCTGCCAGTGATAATATCCCGGCACGAAATCTGCTGATGTCGCAGAATCTACGGTGAAAAGATAATCATCATCATATGCTACGCCAGCAAGCTGTATCTCATTCGCGCCGCCGCCCGTTATGCGGGCGATGTATGTCGCGGTGTAAAGATCATTGGGATAATCTATACCAAGATCAATTCGACGCCACTGAATGTAGTCACCAACAACAATTTCAAGCGGCTCTGTAGTCGGAGAATTCGCAGCATCGAAAAGATTAGCCATCTGTCACCTATTTCCATCCGGTCGCGAAATTATTTTGTCGCACCCGGCGTTGTATCCTTTTCGGCGCTTCCTCGATTTGTCTTTCCTTGCGGTCGATCAGCGCGTTGATATTCGTGTTCAAAAGCGCATATGCCGCAATCGCGTAGACCCTTAGATCGAGTGCTTCATTCCGCGCCCGCACTTTTTTCCATTCCCGCTTTCTGAACCCTTTGCTAAACCGCGTGACAATCTGCTCTGCGGTTAGCTGTTCAAAATACTCGTCATCATAACGTGCTGGAAAGTGACAAAAGCCCGGACCCGGTTCAGTAATCTTCAGCCTAGAATATATCAATTCCTTCGCTGTATCAACGCCGACGGGAAACAGCCGTATTTTGCCGATGTTATTCTTCGACGGGCGACCGACTATCGCCTTGCCTTCGCCACCAACGCCTTTAATCGCGAAGATACGGCGGCTCTCACGCGGGCGAACGAAATTGTAAACCGCTTGCGTATAATGACCACCTGAATCGATGCAGGAGCATCGTATCCCGATATTCGTTCCATCATCTTTTTCAAATGCTTGCGACAGATACGCATCAAGATCAGACCATAGCGCAGGGGTAGAAGGATCACCGTAAATAATTGAATGGTCGATTGACCAAGTTTCTTCATCGCGCCCGTGACCCAGCACTTCCACCTCAAGGCGGTCATCTTGTACGTCAACTCCAGCGGTAAGAAGATGCACAGCATCAGGTACATTTTCATACGCCTCACGCCGCGCCGAAATGTTCGTTTCATCGATGCCATCGCCTTGTTCCTCCCATGTCTCGCCCAAATAAGTGTTGACCCAGACACGCAATGTCTCGGGTAGCTTTTTCGCTTCTAAAAAGTCGCGCACCGCATCGGCCAGAGGCACCCAAGGGCTGTACAAGCCCGAAAGCCTGAATCCTGCGATACCACTATCGGGCTGCGTTGCGATCCATTCACCCGCCTTTATCGCCTTGAAACGATCCGCATCAGTCCACGCAGCGCCGCAATCCTGACAAGTATAGCACGCCGTCTGCGCCTTGCCTTCTTCCCAATGCACATTTTTCCATTTCAACGTCTGCGATGCTTCGCAATGTGGGCATCGCACATAGTATTCGCGCTGATCGCTATCGAGCCATTCCGCTTCGATGCGCGATGCGTTCTTGATCGTCGGCGTCGATACCGTTACCAGTTTGGCGTTCCAAAACGTCGTCGCACGTTTCGCGGCCAGCCGGATCGGGTCGCCTTCTGATCCTGCACTGGATGGATAGCGATCCACCTCATCGCATAGCACGATGCGAACCGGCCTAGACGCCAGACCGGCAGCGGAGTTCGCGCCCGCAATGGTAATATGCCCGCCCGGATATACCTTGTGCAGCGTTGTATTGCCGGAATCGCGGCTGCGTGGATCACGTACCTTATTTTGCAGCGCCGGGGTATCGCGCAACATCGGCGCGAGCCGATCTTTAGAGAACGATTGCGCCATCGATAACGTCGGCTGGATACACAGGATCGGCGCAGCATCGCGATCAATGTGATAGCCGATCACGTTTAGGATGAATTCAGTTTTGCCGACCTGCGCCGATGACATGACGACGACTTGCCGAATTGCCGGATCACTGATCGCGTCCATGATGCCGCGCAGGTATTCGGCGCGTGAAGTGTACCATCGACCGGGTTCTGCGGCTGCTTCTGGCGATAACCTGCGTTCCGCGTCAGCCCACTGGCTCACTGTCATCGTCGGCGGTGGCTTCCATGCTTTCGCCGTCGTCGCCATCAGAGATTTCATCTGAACCGGCGTCATCTGCATAGTCGTCGATCCATCGTGCGATTTCATCCAGTGCTTCCATCATTTGTTCTTCAACGATCTGCTTACATACTGCCGGATTATCCTCGACCGCGACAACCGGAGCTAGTTTGGCTGGCATCGATAGCATTTTGCTGCGGCAAGACGCGATCAATTCCAGCCACGTATCGATGACCTGTTGCATCGGGATTAAGTCGCCTTTTTTTTCCAGCAATTCAAGTTCTGCCATCTCTGCTTCTGCTTCAGTCTTTCGCGCTCGCGCCTCATTGATGTCTAATACGTTAGTCGAGCCAACGTGCTTGGCAACGTGCGGCAGGACATCACGCAGAATGTAGTATTTACGCTGTCCCTTCACTTCTACAGGATTAACGGCGGTCAGAATGTCCCGCATTTTGCGGTTATCGATGCCCAGTTCTGCTGATAATCTCGTCGCCGTATAACGGTCATTTTGTGTCGTCATCTCAACCCCAGCATAAAATTTCTGTCGCTAAAAAACTATCGGGATCGCGCGTTACC